ATGGAGGCATCGGAGTGCACGTACTGGGAAAAGATCATGCAGATCAACCTGACCGGAGAGGAGACTCTGGAGGATCGTCGAAGGAACATAAAAGGACGATGGGTATCAAGCCGCCCATATACATTCAGGAAGTTTAAAGAGGTTCTGGATGCGATGGTGGGAGAGGAATACTACAAGCTTGAGATCAATCCAAAGGAAAAATATCTGAAGGTCAGTCTGATGTTAGAGGCTATTTCAAAGGATGGTTATATTTATGATCTGATGAGGGCAATGGCTCCGGCCGACATGGTTGTACAGGTTATGATCATCTTCAATCGGCATCGATCGTTTAAGCCGTATACACATGCTCAGATGGCAGCGTATACACATTATCAACTCCGAACAGCAACAGATTTTGAGACAGAGTTTAATACACAGGCACACCTGGCAACGTATCGACACAATCAGCTTTCTTCCTACATGCAGTCAGCGTTGATGACACAGAAATTATAAAGGAGACAATCATGGCAACAAAAACATCGAATTATGAATTTAATAAACCGGAACAGAATGATTTCTATGACGTGGATGTCCAGAATGAAAACTGGGACAAAGTAGATGAAGAATTGTCTGAATTTGATGATTCTGGAGTTACTGAGGATATTAAAAGCTTTCCGGACTTTCTGAGTAAATTTGTGACTGGAAATAAGGTGGCCATCACGTTACGAAACCTAAAGGCAGGCCTGCAGTTCGTGCTGCACGCTGGGCAGATCGTTAATAACTGCGTGACGGACAATGCTGGGCTCCCGCTTTCGGCGGCACAGGGGAAGGTCCTGAAAGATCTGTACACTCAATTGTATAGTGATTTGAATACCACAAATAACAATTTGAGTAATTCCGGGATCCCGATTGTAAAGAAAATCACGGATCTGTATAGCATAAAGACATCAGGATTTTATTACTATGATGCTGGCACAACGAATGCACCTCAGTCATCAAGAGGAGGTATGATAATTGCAAATTATTTAAGTGATTCGTGGATATCTTTGATTGTTGTCCCGTACGCATCGTCAAAAATATATACAAATACCAAATATAATAACACGTGGGTCGGCTGGGCAGAATCTGCCACAAAGAATGATTTTGTTATAAAAACTTACACTATCGCAGGAAAAGCAGTTAATGCTGAAACTATCGCTGATTTTGAACCAAATATTGCTCTCAGTGGATATACTCCATTAGGTATTGTAGGAACGCGTCTAAACGCTTACGGAAGCGTAACTTTAGTATATGCAGATCTCGTTGACGACACAAAAGCAAGAGTACGTGTAAGGAATAATGGAACTGAAAGCGTAACTGGAGATAATGTAATAATTCGTGTGCTTTATTTCAAATCATGATTTTAAATTTCTTGATTCATCAAAGAACAAGTACCCGCGATCTATATCGTTTTCAAAAAACTGAATATAGTTTTTACCGTTTAAAGTATCAATGTAAAATGTAACAGTTGATTTTTCTGATGGACCAATAGCTGTAGGGACATTTTCTAAATATTATCTATTTGAGTATAGAACGGAAACGCTTACAGGTGTATTTTGCATAACTGACATATCGTGGGATACTACTTTTATCCACATCGAATTTCCGTTTGTACCAAATAATCCGATACATCCCTCCGGTTTCGTAACAATCACAGATATAATATATTTAGGGGTTAGTGTCAGATCCAATATACCTGATTCATTTGTAGTACCTGTGTATTTGTATATATTCAAATCACTATACAATTGAGGAAAAAGAGAAAAATCAACTCACCAACACAAAAATCAACTACAAATCACATAAATTTGAAAACTCAGGATCCGCGAGGGTCCTTTTTATATACAAAAAAATAAATCATGGAGGTAAAAATCATGGAAAAAATCAAAGTCAAGGGTAAGCTCTACGAGATCCAGAGCATCCAGACGACCGAGGCGCATGTGCTGCAGATCGTTTTTGCCGGTACGCCGCCTACAAAGTGGAACGGTGACATTGTACTTTACACGGCTGGAAACGTTGAATGTGCGACATTGTCCGGATGGACTACAGTTTATCGCGACGAGGGCCAGACGGTCTATCTGTCAGATGATGGCAGCGTATACCAGCCACCGGATCCGGATACCGGTGGCGAGATTCTTCCGTCAGAACCGTATGTTCCGACTCTGGAAGAGCTGCAGGCAGCGAAAAAACGAGAGATCAGTCAGGCATGTGAGACTGCCATCTATTCCGGAGTCGATGTGACTCTTACGGATGGATCCATGGAGCATTTTAGCTTGACGGAGCATGATCAGCTCAATCTCTTCGGTAAGCAGGTACAGCTTGCATCAGGCACCACCGAGCTTGAGTATCACGCGGACGGTCAGCCATGCCGATACTACAGTGCAGAGGATATGCAGATTATCACATCCACGGCAATGGCTTACGTATCTTACCACACGACCTATTGCAATGCTGTAAATATGTGGATTACAGGATGTACAACAGATGAGATCCAGCAGATCTATTATGGCGCAGATGTACCGGAACAGTACCAGTCAGACGTTCTA